GGGTCAGTTAACGCAGTACCCATAGCTGTATTGGCGGGTGCATCGTCTGTTAGTGGTAACGCACAAACGCAGATAACTTACATTCGTGTAAGGGACGCGAGCGCATCGGTAAACAGTGCGGCGACTTCTTCATCCGGCTCACAAGTCACCTATGTTTCGAGTGCTTCGATTACGGGGCTTGGAACGGTCTCGGGAGACGGGATAAGGGTAAGGTTAGGCTCGGGTTCAATAAGTGGCATAGCAACCGTTCTAGCGGCTGGAACCGGCATCTTCTCAAGTGGTGCATCGGTCTCCGGCTCGGCATCAATTGTTGGTGACGGGTTTAGGGTCAGACAAGGCGCGGCTAGTTTGTCCGGTGCGGCTACGGTCTCGGCGACTCCGATCAGAATCCAAACCTCAAGCGGGTCGATCAATGGGACTTCTAGCGTCTCGGCTCTCGGTGGGTTGGTATCGAGTGCTGCGGGTATTCTGAATGGAATAGCTACTGTTTCGGCTACAGCAACAGCGACATTTCAAGCGCAGATGAGTGTTAGTGGGACGGTGACGATTTCTTGTGTAGCTATTCGGATAGGTGACAATTGGTCAAATGTCGCGGCTGATACAAACACATGGACTGATGTTAGTGTTGGTGGGAACACATGGACAACCGTAACCGCTGACGCGAATACATGGACAGATGTGGGAACATCGGGAAATTCATGGACAGACACCGCAACGGGTTCAAATGAATGGTTAAGGAATGGATGATGCCTACTCAAAGAATCGCATTAGGTGAATGGCTCCCCGATCAGCCGGGGCTGACGGGGGCATTGACTGTGGCAAAGAACTGTTATCCGGTGACTGCGGGATACGGGGCTTTCCCATCTGAGGCCAACTTCTCGGCTGCGGCTGCGGAAGATTTGACCTCAATCATTTCTGCCAAAGACCAAAGCGGGACTACAAAACTGTTTGCTGCGGGGCTGAAAAAAATCTACGCTGTGGACTCTGTTGGGGCTTTGACGGGTGTGTTTAGCTTCACGGGCACTTATGCCCAAAGCGGCACGACCACTCTGACGGTGACTTCCATTGCTCACAAGCTGAAAACGGGCGACTCTGTTTACTTAGACTTCACAAGCGGGTCAGCGGCAGATGGTCAATTCACGGTGACTAAACTCACTGCGGACACATTCACTGTAACGACCACCTCCGCGACAACTTCCGGCAATGTGACCATATCGTCAACTTCAACGGGATACAACACGGGGTCAACTGATAGGTTTCGGTTTACTTTATTTGGGAATCAAGTAATCGGAACCAACTTCACCGAGAGACTTCAAGTCTATTCAACAGATGGCAGTTCGTCATTCAAGAATCTGTCAGACAGTGCGCCTATTGCTAAGTTCATCACTGTGGTGCGGGACTTTGTTGTCTGTGCCCATCTTTATGAGAGTGGAACTGCAAAGCCTTATCGAGTGCGGTGGTCAGCAATCAATGATGAGACCAATTGGGTGGAGAATGTAAACACTCAATCTGACTATCAAGACATTCCCGATGGTGGGCATATCACGGGCATTCGCGGTGGCGAGTTCGGGATTATTCTCTTAGAGAAATCAATCTCCCGCATGAGTTATGCCGGTACACCGTTTATCTTCCAGTTCGACAACATCTCACGGGGCAAGGGCTGTATTGCTGCGGGGTCGGTGTGTCAGTATCAAGGGCTAACCTTCTTCTTGTCGGATGATGGGTTTTATGTCTGTGATGGACAGAAAGTAACTCCTATCGGGGCAGAGAAGATTGATCGCTTCTTCTTCAATGATGCGAATTTGGACTTGACCACAATGTCAGCGGCGGCAGACCCCATCCGCAAGATGATTATGTGGAACTACCTCTCGACTGACGGGACGAGAAAGCTGATTGTGTACAACTTCACGATTGGCAAATGGTCGTTGATGGAGACTACATCGGACTACATTTCAGACGCTTCAACTGCCTCTGTGACTGTTGAACAATTGGATTCGATTAACGCTTCGATTGATGCTTTAGCGGTAAGCATGGACTCGGCTCTTTATTCCGGTGGAAAGTATTTCCTCGGCGGCACAGATGGGACACGGGTAATCACCTTCACGGGTGCAAACAAATCAGCGGTGCTTGAGACGGGCGACATTGATGCGGGACGCTCGATAGTGATGTTGGCTAGACCTTTGGTAGATAACGGCTCTGCGAATGTTTCTGTGGCCTCTCGGACGCTTCTAACGCAAAGTCTGTCCTACAGCACAGCGGCGGCGGCTGACACTGATAACCGTGTGTCTCTGAGAAGTTCGGGGAAATATCACCGGCTGCGGATGCAACCAACTGGAGACAATTGGAAAACCGCTATTGGGTTGGACATTGATATTGTTCAACAAGGTGTGCGCTGATGTTTAGGATTCTGCCTTTTGCCGGAGGCGACCCGCGATCTGTTGCGGAAATCGTCAATGGCATCATGAACGGCAAAACCAATAATGTCGGGGTTATCACACTTGCAACCGGTGGGGCGACCACTACGACCATCACTGATAGACGCATTGGGCCGGACAGTATCCTATTGTTAACGCCGGTAACAGCGGCGGCTAATGCGGATGCTGTGCCATACGGGGCTTTTCAAGACAATACAGACCAAACAGCGGCAAGCACTACAACTGCTTATCCAATGACCTTTGACACGACTGATTATTCAAATGGGGTGACTGTTGTTACGAGTGGTGGATTGGCCTCTCGGCTGACTGTGGCGAATGCTGGAATTTATAATCTTCAATGGTCGGGGCAGTTCCAAAACACCGATTCCCAACTGCAAGATGTGTCGGTATGGCTCAGAAAGAATGGAACCAATGTGGTGGGGTCTGCGGGCTTGATCGCAATTCCAAACTTTCATGGGAGTGTTAACGGTCACACGATTGCCGGATGGAACTACTTTATTGAGATGGCGGCAAATGACTATATTGAAATGATGTGGTCAACAACGAATACATCGGTAACTTTGCAACATTTGCCCGTTGGAACCTCTCCAACAAGACCGTCAACAGCATCTGTGATTGCTACATTAAGCTATATGAACACATCATCAACCGCAAATGTGTATGTGAGTGCAAGGGGCAAGGGAACCGCAACGCTGACACATTTTGCAAACTCAACCGCTGACAAAACATTTGGATATGTGATTGTTGGCTGATACAATGACTCTAGTGGATGACCCCGCCGGAGTCCTTTTAATGAAAGGATAAGTCATGGCAACGCAAATGCAGACCTCTACGACCACAACGGCTGTAGACCCCACTATTCAGCCGTATCTCACTTATGGTCTGTCTGAGGCACGAAAGCAGTACGAAGGTGGTGGCCCTCAGTTCTACCCCGGTCAAGGGTTTGTAGGCCCATCCACTGCCACACAAACAGCACTGCAAGCCCTACAAGCAAGGGCAATGGCTGGTAACCCTCTGTTGTCTCAAGCGCAAGGCAATGTGAGTGGGATGTTGGCGGGTGACTATCTCGGCGGTAATCCATTCTTTCAAGGTGCATTCCAACCCGCTGCGACTGCGGCACAAACTGCATTCCAAAAGTCCATTGGTGACATTTCTTCCGCTGCTTCCAAAGCCGGACGGTATGGCTCGGGTGCGATGGGTGACCTTCAAAGTCAAGCGGCTGGAACCTTTGCACAAAAGCTGGCAGACACTGCGGGTCGGCTTTCTTATGAGAATTACGCTCAAGAACGCCAAAACCAAATGCGGGCACTCGGCATGGCTCCGGGACTCGCAGAGGCAGACTATCAAGACATAAACAAGTTATTGGGTGCTGGTCAATTGGGTGAGGGTTATCAAACCTCTGCTTTGCAAGCTGATATGGCGCGGTACAACTTTGAGCAAAACGCACCTCAGAGGAACCTAACGAACTATCTGAATATGGTTTATGGATTCCCTGCTGGTCGGACGCAAACGCAAACCACACCCTATTACACGAACCCCACCGCTACGGCATTGGGTACGGGTTTGCTCGGACTGAATGTGTTTAACACTGCAAATCAAGCAACCGGAGGCGGTTTGTCTCGCGGATTAAGAAGCGGATGGGACTTTTTAACTAGCGGTTTTGGTGGGCCAACAAACACGGGCCTATATGATGACTACTCAAGACGCAATGATGTTGATACCAACTTCTAAGGACAATCATGGCACTACTTGACATTTTCGGCTCGACTCCTTCCTACTACGGCGGTCTATTGGGTGAGGACGAGTTAAATCGCGTCCGGCAACAAGCCCAACAGCAAGCACTGCAAAACACCGCATTGGCTCTCTTGCAAGCTGGCGCACCGAGCAGAACGCCGGGTAACGAAGCACTCGCCATCGCTCAAGGTCTAGCGGGTGGTCAACAAGCCTACAGACAGTCAATGGAAGATGCTTTGCGCGGCAAGATGAGCGAAATGCAGATTATGGACTATCAGCGCAAGCAAAAAGAGGCAGAGAACGAAAAGGCTCGGATGCGACTTGCTCAAGGAATGTTGCCCTACGCAATGCAAGAACAAGTAGTTAATCAAGGTACTTACGGGCGCGGGTTGCCCGTTGGTGACGCTGTAGCTGAACAACTTGCACAAGAGAATGCAATGTTTGGCCCCGCAGGGATGCGGAGTTTGGAAGAATCTGCAAACTATCCCGTACAAGATACAAGAATGGCACAAGCGGCAATGCCAGCAGAAACGGCATTTGTCCCCAATCAAGCTATCTTAGGACGCTTGCAACAAATTCTGCCTTTCAAAGATTTTGAAAATGTCATGCAAGGCATCGAGCGCAGACAGAAACTGACTCAACCGGACTACCTAACCTCCGGACAAACAATCTTGCAAAAGACTGCAACGGGGTTAAAGCCCGTATTTAAAAGTCAAGATTTCAAAATTGTAGATAACGCGATCTATGCTGTAGACGAAAACGCACCCAATGGGTTGCGGTTGGCAGTTGATAGGTCGGGCAAATTCACGGGTGATTTTGGCAATCTGTCTAAACTTATGTATGGCACAGATAGCCCACAAAACTTAACACCGGAACAATCAAGCAAACTTTTGGCAGAGGCAAAGGGCTATAAGAAGTCCGGTGCTGGTGGTGACATCATCAACTTTCCCCCGGGTGCTGTGCCTGTTGGTAAAGAGGGGCAAAACAAACTTGATGCTTTGGCTTTGACAACGGGCGACCGTTTGGCTCAATTGAACAGAATTGAGGAATCGTTTAATCCGGCTTATCTTGAAACACGATTCAAGGGAACTCAAGCATTACGCGCAATAGGTGAAAAATCGGGTTTGTCTAAGTTAAGCCCTGCTCAACAGCAAGAATTAACCGCATTCACGCAATTCCAACAAGACTCTGTGCGCTCACTGAATGCTTACATCAATGAAGTGACGGGCGCGGCTATTGGTCAAGGTGAAGAAGCTGACCGCATAAAAGCGGGTATGCCTAACCCCGGCTCGGGGTTGTTTGATGGTGATAGTCCAACGCAGTTCAATGCAAAGCTAAAGAACACTTTGAAAGACTTGCGGACAGTAGAAGCGCGAGTGCAATACATCAAAGCCAATGGCCTCAAGTTGGTGGATGTACCGCTTAACAAGATGCCGGACATTATGCGAAAGCGCGAAACAGAATTGATTAAATCGCTCGCACTTGATGTATCAAAGCCGGAAGATAAAGCGATTCTCAGAAATCGATTGGCCTCTGAATTCGGATTGATGAGGTAACACCATGTCTGTAGTAGATGAATTGCTGAGTGGGACTTCAACGGAAGAACGAAAGATGTTCCCCGTTAGTTCGAGTGTGGTCGATGAAATCTTGTCACCATCAACAACGCCGAGACGAATGGTGCGCGATGAAACAATCGTCCCACAACGAACCTCTGCGGGTGCTGCTGACATATTCACGGCATTGAAGGCCGGAGTACCAACCGACAAACAAGCGGCAATCAAGCTATTTGCAGAGGCGCGGGGCATTCCGGAAAGCCGCTATCGTGTGGTCGGTAATGAGATTGTCTATCAAGCGGATGATGGCAAGTTCTATTCCGAAGTTCCCGGCATGATGACCAAGCCAATGACTTCAATGGCGTACAACTTGCCCGATGTATTGGAAGCTGTGCCGGACATAGCTGCGGGTATTATGACCTCTCCGATGCTCATGGCTGGCCCTGCTGGTGCTGCGGCAAGCATGGGAATCACGGGGGCGGCTGCTGCTGGTGCAAATGCAATTCGTCAAAACATTGCGGGACTGCTTGCAGATCAAGAGGTATCCGGTGGCGACATTGCTACACAAGGCGTAGTGTCCGGCTTATTCCAAGCTGGCCCATTGGCACTCAGTAAATTCTTGGGGCGTAATGTTGCAAAAGACATTGCAAAGGTAAACGCACCCGAAGTAGCGGACTTGGTGCAAAAAGCAAAGGACTTAGGTATTGATCTAACTCCGGCTGAATTAACCAATCTGCCATCTCTCAAATCACAGCAAAAGGTGTTGGGAAACATCGTAGAGAGTGCGGACACACTCGGAGACTTTTATCTAAACAGATACAAAGAACAAGTCCAACCCGCTGTAAACAAGTTCTTGGAAGGCATTAGCAAGGTCGATGACCCAATGACTGCGGGATTTCGTGGGCAAAAGGCATTGAAAGATCGTGTCGCGCAATTGGAGAAGGCAAGGGAAGAAGGAAGCGAACCCTTATATCGTGCTGCATTTGAAAGATCAGTACCCGTAGATGCTCGACCCGTTATTGCTCAAATTGACCAAATGATGAACATTGCAAAGGGTGATGAACTCAAAGCATTGCAACGCATCAAGAATAACCTATACCGCGAGAAACCGGCTTACAACGCACAAGGCGATGAGGTGATGGTTAAGGTGGTCGAAGATCGACTTCCCGCATTGCAACGGGCAAAGTTTGACATTGATAAGATGTTCAAAGAAGAATCATATTCTTCAATGGACAAAACGATTCAATCTGAAATAACTAATATTCAAGAAAACTTAGTTAGGCAGATGAGCAAAGACAATCCGATGTATGGAGAGGCAAACGCACGATTTACTGAACTGTCTGCGCCTTTGAATGAGTTTGCCGAACGGCGACCGGGGTTATCGTTAACCGCGATCACAAAAGACAATCTAAACGATTTGGCAAACAGACTATTTGCAAATGCTTCACCTCAGACAATTCGCTACACCCGTCAACAGATTCAAGCGGTAAGCCCCGAAGCATGGAACGATGTAAGTCGGGCGTACTTGGAACAGCAATGGGAAAAGGCAATGAAGCAGCGCATTGGGGCCAAAGAACCCCGTATAGATGCGGGTGCTGATTGGAAGATGCTGATAATGGGTGACAGTAAGTCACAAAAGGCATTGCTAGAGGCATTGGGGGCGCAACAGTTCCAAGCACTGAACAACCTCACGCAAGTGTTAGAGGCTGCAAGTCGGGTGAAAAAACTCGGTTCTGATACCGCTTTTAATCAACGAGCAATGAAAGAGATGGAAGATAATGCACCGGGTGCATTGGCTGCATTTGCTCGGTTTACTGGAACCGCGCTGTCTCCACAATTAATTGGTCGGACTTTCAAAGATTGGGCAAATGAAAGGGCATTCTCAAAAAATGCTGCACAGTTGGCTCAAATCATCACAAGCAAAGACGGTATGAATAGACTTAGGGAGTTAAAACGAATGTCACCAACCACACCAAAATTCGCATCCGGTCTAACGCAATTGGCGTTAGATTATGGAATGATTGGTAGCACACTTAGCGAGGACTAAATCATGCCAAAAGTAAAAATCAGCGAGTACAGTGCTACCGCTAACTCAAACACAGATGTAGCATCAATCAACATTGATGAGGGCTGCGCTCCGAGTGGCATCAATAACGCCATTCGTGCGGTGATGGGCCATCTGAAAGACTTTCAGCAGGGAACCTATGGAGACCCTTTTAATGGGCCTCACAATGGAACTGTGGGTGCTACGACTCCGAGTACGGGTGCGTTTACTACGCTGAGTGCTACGGGTGTTACAACTGTGCAAGCTGGAACAGCAGCAGCCCCTGCCATCACCACGACAGGCGACACCAACACAGGCATCTTCTTCCCTGCGGCTGACACCATTGCCTTTGCTGAAGGCGGTGCGGAAGTGGCAAGGTTTGATAGCTCTGGTAATTTTGGGCTGGGTGTTACGCCTAGTGCTTGGGCTTCTGCTTATAAAGTGCTTGATGTTGGAACAACAGGTTCTGTTTATTACGATTCTTCAGGTGTAGCTGTTTCAAATAACGCTTTTATTAATAGTTCTTTTTCGTATCGCTACAAAACAACTAGTTATGCAAGCAGATATGAACAAACATCTGCTGGTCAACATCAATGGTACAACGCCGCATCTGGCACAGCAGGTAACGCCATCACCTTCACCCAAGCAATGACCCTTGATGGAAGCGGTAACTTGGGTATTGGTCAGACTTCAATGGCTTCAGATACTCGTCTGCACCTGACAAAGACTACTGATAACTGTATTGCAAAGATTCAATCATCTTTTGGCGCTGAGCTTCAACTTATCAACGGCGGTGGCTCTGAGTTGAGTATTATTAACGCTACTGGAAACAATGTGCTGTCTTTGCGAACTGGCTCAACAGAACGCGCCCGTATCGACTCCAGCGGTAACTTGCTGGTGGGGACTACGAGTGGTGTTGTTGGTAGTGAAAGACTTTCAATAAGTTCTGGCTCTCAAAGAGGCGCTGTACTTAAAAATTCTTCTAGTGGAAGTGAATTAATTGGGTGCTGGAATTCTGCAACAACAGGTGACAATGGTTTTGCTATTTTTTGGACTGAAGCATCGCCAAATCAACGAGGCTCAATCAGTTATAACCGAGCAGGTGGTCTTGTAGCCTATAACACAACTTCTGATTACAGAGCCAAAGACATTAGCGGCCCTGTAACTGGTAGCGGTTCTTTAATTGATTCTGTTCCTGTTTACATGGGCACAATGAAAGGCGCAACACAAGAGCGTCCAATGTTCATTGCTCACGAAACACCAGATTACGCACACACTGGTGAAAAAGACGCAGTAGATGCAGACGGAAAACCCGTGTATCAACAAATGGATGCGTCTGCACTTGTGCCTGTTATGTGGGCAGAAATTCAATCCCTTCGTAAACGCCTTGCGGCACTGGAGTCAGCATGATTACTTGGAACATTTCCCAACTCGACCGACAAACCTCAGATGGATTTGTGACGGTTGCACATTGGCAAGCAAATGCAACAGACGGGGATTACTCTGCATCTGTCATCAGCACTTGTTCATGGAGTGATGGCACTGCAACCATTCCCTACGCCTCTCTGACAAAGGAAACTGTCTTAGGATGGATATGGGCCAATGGTGTGGATAAAGCGGCTACTGAAGCTGCTTTGAATGCTCAGATTGCCGAACAGAAAGCACCAAAGATCGCAAGGGGTTTGCCTTGGAACTAAATCTCACTCTTACCGTTGAAGAAGTGAATAGCATTCTTCATGTGTTGGGCGAACTACCCACACGCATGAATGCCTATCCTCTCTTGATGAAGATCAAAGAGCAAGCGGAGGCTCAATTACCGAAAGAGCAAAGTGAGTGAAGAAGTTGATAAAAGGTTAGCAGTGCATGAGGCAATATGTGCTGAACGCTACATCAAGATAGTCGATCAGCTATCTGATGGGTCTAAGCGCATGAGCAAGATTGAATATCTGCTTTACGCTGTGATTCTCGCTGTGTTGCTTGGCCCCGGCGTTGCTGCTGATTTCGTGAAGAAACTATTGGGGCTTTGACATTGACCCTCTCACGCTATTGGCAATGGCAAATGGATGTGTTGCTGCCATCCGAAAGGGATGTGAGTTATACAAAGATGTTAAGGGCACGATTTCTGCGGCACAAAAAACTGCCAAAGAGGTTACAGCCATTGCAGAGGAAGTCGGTGGGTTCTTTGGTTTCTTCAAGAAGAAAAAGCCTACAGCGACTCCCGTTGCTCAAGCCAAGCCGAAAAAGGCAGAACCCGAAGTTTGGGACGAAAACAAAGTCGTTGCTGATTTGGCGGCTAATCTCGGACAGTTCTTCAAGATTCAACAGCAGTTGGCAGACCATATCCGAGAAGAAGAAGAAAAGTCTAAGAATGTTTATGACCCAAATCAGAACATCATGGAATCTGCTCTTAACCGAGAATTGGCAAAAACTCAGTTTGAGAAGCTATCTAAGGAAATCAGAGAGATCATGGTGTATCAGTCCCCCAAAGAGTTAGGGAACTTGTACACCCGTGTAAATCAAATGAGAGTACAGATCATTGAAGAACAAGAGCAAGCAAGATTGGCACAAGAGAAAAGGATTCGTGAAGCAGAATGGCAAAGGCGCAAAGTGATTTCAGCAATTCAAGACAAAGCGATCTACGGGGTAGCTTGCCTAATATTTCTGCTGTATCTCGTTTTGTTTTTCACTTTACTCGTTATGGACAGAAAAGTCAGATGGGGTTTCTAGTCGCTTTGATTGCAATGGTGATTGTGTTCGCCTTGATGCTTCCTTTGATTGGCAGTATCTACTACGACACGCTCGCTGTGCAGAAAGAAAGCAAAATGCAGATTGAGAGGATGGAGAGACTTCGCCAACAGCTAGAGCAAGACCGTAAAGATTTGGACAGAATGAAAAATGAGTCAAAATAAATTCTTGTGGTGTGTCATCGTCATATCCATTGCGGTGGTTCTGCTTTTGGGTGGATGTGAAGTTGTTTAAGTTAAAATGCAAAATGCCAAACGGCGGGAACCGAATGGCATTTCTAACCAACACGATGAAGGAGCATCAAATGGCTGAGAAAATTTTATCACGAGATAGATTGTGCGAACTGCTAGAAGTTGACACAGAAAATGGCATTTTCACTTGGCGGCACACAATGGGTGGTCGGGCCAAGAAAGGTCAGCAAGCTGGCGCGTTAGGTGCTAATGGTTATGTCTCCATAGGCATTGACCAAAAAGATTTTTTGGCACATCGTTTAATGTGGCTTTATGTATATGGCGCAATCCCTTTGCTTCAAATAGACCACATTGACAGAAACAGAACCAACAATAAACCTATTAATTTACGCCTTGCCACACAAAAGCAAAATAGCGAAAACATCTATCGTGTAAAAACAAACACATCCGGTTATCGCGGTGTTCGGTGTGAAAGCAGACTTTCCTCAAAACCGTGGTCAGCAACAATCACGCATAACTATAAACAAAAACATCTTGGTTATTATGCAACTGTTGAAGAAGCGGTAGTAGCAAGAAAAGCTGCCGAAGATTTATATTTCACACACCATATGCCATGATTAAAAAACTAAGTTTTACATTGTTGGCAATAAGTGCATTAACGGCTTGCTTTGAAGACAGGTACCGCTATGTTTGTCAGAACCCCGATAAGTTTGATCTTCCCGAATGCCAAAAGCCAAAGTGCTTATTTACGCAGACTTGTCCGGAGTATCTAGTCGCACCTATCTTGACAAACAAGATTGAACCGCCCAAAGTTGAAAAGGCCGATGATGACAAAAAGTAAATACACACCCGAAGATTTAGAAGTCCGGATTTGGGGCTTTGTGGTGGTAATGATAACCATCATTCTTTTCGGTATCGTTTTTGCACTTCTCTATAGTGTTACTTTCGTAGTACAACCTATTAAGAGTATGGCTCCGATAGATCAAGCCTATACTAAAATGCTTAACGATATAGTATTACTTATTGTTGGCGGCATTGGTGGCATCGTTGGCAAACGGGCTGTGGGGGCCGTTACGAACACGACAAGCCCAACGCCCCCCGCTACAGTTTCAACGCCTTCTACGCCCGTTTCTGTGCCTTCTACGCCTATTCCTACGCCATCAAATGCGCTTCCCGTTTGGGTTAATCCTCCTTTGGACGAAAGTTGGACTCCCCCCCCTCCCCCCACTACCCCACCCCAACATTTGGAAGCTGATTCTGTGCGGGAAGAAATCGCGGCTGCTCGGCATGAGGTGAAGAATGGTTAACCCCTACTTCATCATTGCGGCGATGATTGCTGTGGGCGGTGCATACGGTTATGGGCATCATGTTGGGTGGGGTGACCGTGACGCTGAAATGCAAGTCGAGATCGCAAAAAAGAACGATGAAGCGCGAGAAAAAGAAACCCAACTTTCCCAACAATTGAATGACCAATCAACCAAACTATCGGAGGCCAACAATGTCATTAATCAAAAACAGTCTTCTCTTGATCGTGCTATTCGTGATGGTCGGTTGCGGCTCCCGTCCACAAGTTGCGTACAAGCCACCCCAAATGCCCCCACTCCCGCCGGAGATAGCGCAAAAGAAAGAAGTGAACCTAACAGACCGGTTTATGAAACTTCTGACTCCGACAGAGCAACCCTCCAAGCAATCGCCGAAATAGTGGCTCAAGGGGACAGAAACACAGCACAGCTAAATGCGTGTATTGACTCGTACAACAAAGTGATGGAGGTGATGAATGCTAACCGCTGAACAACTAAAGAAACTCCACATTGGGGCTGAATGGGTCGATGCACTTAATGAGACATTTGGCAGATTCAACATCTCCACCAAACGCCAACAAGCTGCCTTCATCGGGCAATGCGGACATGAATGCGGACACTTCAAGACATTGGAAGAAAACCTAAACTATCGCGCAGAAACGCTGATGAAGCTGTGGCCTAAAAGGTTTCCCACTTTGGACTTTGCCAATCAGTATTCTCGTAATCCTAAAAAGATCGCCAACAGCGTGTATAGCGGTCGTATGGGCAACAGAGATGAAGCTAGCGGGGACGGGTATCGTTTCAGAGGTAGAGGCTGCATTCAGCTTACCGGACACGCTAATTACTTCCATGCGGGACAAGCACTCGGAGTAGATTTCGTGATGGAACCCGATCTAGTCGCCACTCCGAAATACGCCGCACTTACCGCCGGATGGTTTTGGTCTACACATGACTGCAACCGTCTCGCGGAAGAAGCGAATTGGACGGGTCTCACAAAGAAGATCAACGGCGGGACTATTGGGCTTGACGATAGGATTAACCACACCAATCAAGCCTTATCAGTTTTGTGACGCTTGACCATTCTAAGGATGGTCTCATGTGAGATAAAGCGGTGTTCGTTGAAGCACTCCCTTCGTCTGACAAGCATATTCTCAACGGTCTTAGTGTGTTGAACAAACGAGATTGCTCCGCACTCGGGGCACTTCATGCCGGAGTTATTCGTACTCTTAGGATTCATTGAGGGCAAGCCAAACCATAAAACAGATGACAGAAATGGCTAGTGTGATTCCTAAGAATCCCAAAGCAAAGATGATTAGAACGGTCTCGATCACATAACCCCCCGCATTTCCCACCCCAATAAAAAGTAATTCCATCTTGTCGTGATGGCAGAGTTAGTAAATTTCTTACCGTCCCAATGTAGTTCTTCTGCTGAATAACCTTTGCCCGTCATTAGGGCGATAAATACTTGTCTTGCTTTCATGCTTGTCCCCTTGCTCTAATGGCATCGCCGTATGTGCCACCACCTTCTTTAAGAATGTGGTCTACCATCTTTGCACACGCTTCACGCTCTTTCTCTGCTACCAGTTTGGCAAAGTGATAGCGGGTATACATCTCACCATCTTTGATTGACTCTTTCATAGCCTGTTGCCACATAGTGTCGATTTCGTCTTGTGTCATGGTTTCCAATCTTCATACCAACCATCAACATACATATCATGAAATCCCCATGCAAATAGCCATGTCCAACTAAGTGCGGAATCACGGGGATAGTTAATCTTTGCCATCATGAGACAAAGTTCTTTGCTCGGAGGTGGTGCTTTCATTTTGTTTTGAGTCCTCTGATGTACACAGTAAACGATTGAATGGTGTCTTTGCCAAAGGCTAGAGTGCATTTCTCAATGTGTTGGGCGACTTCTTCAATCACTTCGTTTCGCGCATTGGTTTCAGCGTATCGGATTATTTGGTGTTTGCGCGACCCTTGAAGACCCCAATCGCCTTGTTTGCGACTGAGTTCTTCAAACGCTTCATCTTCCGGACTCAAAACCCAATATCCTCATCGTTATCGGCGGGTAAGCCTTTATGCTCTTTGGGCTTAGGGTCGTTCATGTATGCCCAACCGTCCCACCCCGCATAGATGGGCATTACATCGAGTTTCAGCATGGGGCCATTCTTTGTGTCGATGACAGACCCAATGCGGATGTATCGTTTCTTTTCTTCGCCTTTTGCGTTGGTGTATGTACCCGCAACTACGGTGACTTCTTTAAGCAGTGCCATTTTTTTCTTTCATTAAAAGTTCAAGTTTTTCGTCAAGGTCGGAGAGAAACTTCACCACTTCGGCATCCATTTCGCTGATTAGCTTCTCATCTCGCTCGACTCTTTTGGTGAACATTTCCAACCCCTTTAGTCTCGGGTCAAAGGAAACGAAATCACACCATTCTTTACCCGTACATCTAAGCTGAAACTGAATTTGCTTGATGTACTTTGCGGGGACTTTTTTGTTTAGCAGTGTGTCGATGTGGGTGGAAGTATTGGGACACTTGATCTCAATGATTCCATTGCCCACAATCCCATCGGGAGAGGCTCCGGCTTTCTCAATGTCCGGATGAGCAATAAACCCCACTTGATCGACCAATACTGAATTGACCATTTCGTAGTGCGCTCGGGCCATTGGCTCGGTCTCTGTCCCCCATGCCATTGACGCATTAGTAAACGATTCAGCTACTTCACCCGTCAAACGCTCACAAATCAGTTGGGCCATGTAATCGTCCCGTGACGCACCATAACCCCCCGTTTTGAGTTTTGCCATCACATCTGAGACGCGAGAGGCGGTGACCTTACCCAATCGGGCGGCGAACCATTCCGGCGAATTTTGTTCCATTACAGACTCGCTTTCTTCAAGTCTTTGGCAACAATGATGGCATTCTTTGCGGCTGCATCATGTCCGGCTACCTTGATGGCCTCAAAGTAAGCTGCCTTCAATTCTTCCTCTGTGGTGGCTGCATCAATGGAAGCGATTAGAGGGGCAATAAGGACGGTCTTTGGTGCTACTGAATGGGTATGGGCATCGGCATCGTTATCGGACTCTGTAGGGATGCTAAAGGCTTGAAAGGCTGCATACTTGTATGCCGCTGACATAGCCTTATTGGTGGCTTTATCTCCGCTGTCCATTGCTTCGCCAAAGGTCTTGACGGTGTGCTTAGAACCGTCATCCGCTGAGACAAAATCAAACTCAACCTCAACAGTCACATAGAACAATGCGCCACCCGACTTGCTTGCTCGCTCAACGCACTCGCGGGTAAGAACACGGGGCAGAATGCAAAGGCTGTGCTTTGCCAATAGGGGCGCAATGGCGTTATACACATCGTCAATGCCCCTAAAGTTATATCCGCTGCCCTGCATATTCCTACGGTCTTTTGTGATGCCAACAGATGACAATTCTGATTGAACAGCGTTAATGGCTTTATAAACTTTCATTTGGAATCCTTTGCAATAAGTTCGGTTTGTAGGGTTTTGATTTCGTCACGGGCGTTATCGATGTGGTTGACCAACACGCGAATATGACCTTCCAACATCTGAATGCGGTAAAGCAGTCGTTCGACTTGATCGGCATCATGCTCACGGTATAAAGTCTCTGAGGTTTGTTTGACAGAATTGATGATGTAATCAGCGTCCATTAGGGTCTCCAAATAAAACAGTCAAGGGCAATCACGATAAGGGCTAAGAGGCTCACCACACGAGCTACCTTATCTCCAATGGTCAGACGGGCGACATGAATCTCAATGCAAGCACCGTTCTCCAAACTGTTGGGGAATGCTTCGGTGAATGTGCGGGGGAATTTGGTTCTATTAAGCATGGAAGTCCTCAATCATTGAAATGTGGTGTTTCTTGATCTGTGCGTAGATCAGTGCTTGATCTGCGGCGGTGAGTTCATAGGTGACCTCAGTTCCGGCGGGTTCATCTTCAAAATCTTCGGTGGTGTATGCGAACCAATCGTAGACTTCGGAGAGGCCAACAGAATCATCGGCTTCGAAGTAGTCAAACTCGACCGTGAGATAACCGTAGTCGATGCTGTGGACTTCGGTGGTGTAGGTTAGATTTTTCATTTGCTCCCTCTTAATTCTGAGAAAAGTCGTATTCAAGACGCTCAGAAAAAGATGGATTCCAACCATTTTCAAAAGCGTCAGATTGTGCCCAACGCATGACCCATTCATGGGCGGTGAGGTTGCGCGTGTCTTTGATTTCCCATTCATTTGCGTCAGCAGTAATTTCAATGATTTCTGCTGGTGACAAGTCAATGTCAAAATGGCCATAAATTGCTTGGGTTTCGATTGCTGTAATCATCTTTGCTTCCTAAAAGACCCTATGCGATGTGCTGGGGAATGAATGTACTGTATCACTACATCTAGCACTGTGTATTAGGACTTTCCCTAATGTGTGAAAATACAACATCTAGCACAATAAATCATGTTTCCACATTGCTTCCCCTCTGAACAGCACTACCGTGAATGGGTCAATTACGCCAAAATCGTAGCTGAACCCGTCAATATCTGTGAGGACTGCACGAGAGGTTATAAGAGTGAAATGATCTTAGAGGAACGGTGCAAACCCTCACCCAAATGGTGGATTGGAAAAAAAGTAGTTGACACGCCATAAAAGATTGTGTTTATAATCCTCCCATCAACGGCTTGGTAACCCGTTGCAGTTCTCTAACAACGCACCTGCAAACCCATTGGTGAGCGGGCTTCGTCAAAGCTAAAGGATTCCGGTTAGAGCGGGCCTTTATGCGGCAACCAAGCCTAAAGCTCGTTCACCAATGGGTTTTTTGCTTTTTTGCCCCTACCCGTTAGGGCGCGTTAGCTGATGGTCTGCATGGACTGAACCCAAGAAACACCGCACCCATCTCACCCGTGGGAAAAAGGCGAACAGCGTTAGTTGAGCGACTGTTAAAGCATTTGGTACACGGTGGAACAAGGCCAAATGTATAAGTGAATCAACTCGTCAAGCGCACTTGGGCTGAGACTGTTTTTGAAAGCATTAAGATGAATTTAGGAACAGATCGAAAGCTGGAGCGGGAAGGATAGTCACTCTATCCACCCTTGTAGGAACTATGGAGAAAACAAAAAATGCAATTATTTGAAACCGGATTCGATAGATTTTGGCAAGCATGGCCTAAAAGCCCCCGCAAGGGTGGCAAGTCAGAGTGCTTGAAGAAGTGGCAAAAGTTCTACTGCGAGACTTGCGCCGATCAAATCATCAAACATCTTGAGTGGATGAAAACAACAGACCAATGGCGCAAAGATAACGGGGCATTCATTCCCGCACCTTTGGTCTACCTTAATCAGCAAAGATGGGACGGGGCAGAGATACCCGACACAGCCCCCAAAGCAGACCCCGCACTAGAGAAGATCAAAGCTGACATTGAAAAAGCTGCACCCATGCCAAGCCACATTCGAGAGCGACTTGCTCAACTGAGGGGCAAAGCATGACCAAAGAACAAGCACACGCACTGCTCAACTTCGTCAAGTTGGGGTTTGCAATCCCCACATGGCGAATCAACAAAGCATTGACCATCACGGGGGATTTGAATGCTCAACGAGTTAGCCGACCACTATGCCAAACTTGCGATGAC